TTAGATCCGTGTCTTTAGTGTATAGAGCATTTCGAGCGCACGACGCGGACTCATATCGTCCAGGTCCAGTTTGGCCAGTTCGTCGAGCACCGGATGCGGCAGGCTGGCGAACATGTCGCTCTGCTGCGGCGCGGCCGGTTTGCCTTTGACGGCTTTCGGCACTTCGTGGGGCAGGGCAGTGGCTTCCAGGCGACCCAGGTGCTCGCGAGCACGCACGATCACTTCGCTCGGCACGCCGGCCAATTGCGCAACCGCCAAGCCGTAGCTTTGGCTGGCAGGCCCAGGCAACACATGGTGCAGGAACACGATGCGTTCGTTGTGCTCGGTGGCATTCAGATGCACGTTGGCCACCAGCGGCTGGGCCTCCGGCAACACGGTCAGTTCGAAGTAGTGGGTAGCGAACAGCGTGTAGGCACGCAGGTGCGCCAGGCGCTCGGCAGCAGCCCAGGCCAGGGACAGACCGTCGAAGGTGCTCGTACCGCGTCCGACTTCGTCCATCAGCACCAGGCTGCGCTCGGTGGCGTTGTGCAGGATGTTCGCCGTTTCACTCATTTCAACCATGAAGGTCGAACGGCCACCGGCCAAGTCATCGCTGGAACCGATCCGGGTGAAGATGCGATCCACCAGCGACAATTCGCAACTGGCTGCCGGTACGAAGCTGCCGATGTGCGCCAGCAACACGATCAACGCAGTCTGGCGCATGTAGGTGGATTTACCGCCCATGTTCGGACCGGTGATCACCAGCATGCGGGTATTGTCGTCGAGGCTCAGGTCGTTGGCCACGAACGGCGTGCTCAGCACTTGCTCGACCACCGGGTGACGCCCCTGGCTGATGCGCATGCACGGCTCGTCGACGAAGCGCGGGCAGTTCAGGTCAAGGTTCAGTGCACGTTCGGCGAGGTTGCTCAACACGTCCAGTTCGGCCAGCGCGGCGGCAGTGTCCTGCAACGGCGGCAATTGCGAAATCAAGTCTTCGAGCAACGCTTCGTAGAGCATCTTCTCGCGCGCCAGGGCACGGCTCTTGGCCGATAGCGCCTTGTCTTCGAACGCCTTCAGTTCTGGCGTGATGAAACGCTCGGCACCCTTGAGCGTCTGGCGACGGATGTAGTCCGCCGGCGCCGATTCGGCCTGTTTGCTCGGCAACTCGATGAAGTAACCGTGAATGCGGTTGTAGCCGACTTTCAGGTGCGACAGACCGGTGCGGGCCTTCTCGCGGGCTTCAAGGTCGATCAGGAACTGCCCGGCGTTTTCGCTGAGCGATTGCAGGTCGTCCAGCTCGGCGTCGTAACCGGTTTTCAACACGCCGCCGTCACGGATGACTGCCGGCGGGTTGTCGATAATGGCTTTTTCCAGCAACGCCGCGAGTTCCGGGTAGGTGCTGGTGGTCGCGGCCAGTTGAATGATGTGCGGGGCTTCGAGTTCGGCCATCGCCACTTGCAGCTCGGGCAATGCGCCGAGGGCATCACGCAGGCGGGCCAAGTCACGAGGACGAGCGTTACGCAAACCGATCCGCGCCAGGATCCGCTCGATGTCGCCGATTTCCTTGAGTTGTGGTTGCAGCTTTTCGAAACGGTAGCCGTCGAGCAGGCAAGTGATTGAGGTCTGACGCGCCAGCAACACGGTCAAGTCCCGCAGTGGACGGTTCAGCCAACGGGTCAGCAAGCGGCTGCCCATGGCGGTCTGGCAGCGATCGACCACCGATTGCAGGGTGTTCTCGCGGCCACCGGCCAGGTTGGTGTCCAGCTCCAGGTTGCGACGGCTTGCGCCGTCCAGCACCACGGTGTCGTCCAGGCGTTCATGACGCAGGCTGCGCAAGTGCGGCAGGGCGGTGCGCTGGGTTTCCTTGGCGTAGCTGAGCAGGCAGCCGGCGGCACCGATGGCCAGGGTCAGGTTCTCGCAGCCGAAGCCTTTAAGGTCCTGGGTCGAGAATTGTTGGCAGAGACTTTTCAGCGCCGTATCGCGTTCAAAATCCCACGGTGCCCGACGACGAACCCCGCGGCGTTTTTCCGCCGGCAGGTCCTTCGGCCAATCGTCCGGGATCATCAGCTCTACCGGATTGACCCGCTCCAGCTCCGCCAGCAGGTTTTCCCAGCCTTTGATTTCCAGCACGGTGAAGTTGCCGCTGGTGATGTCCAGCACCGCCAAACCGAACAGACGCTCGTCACCCAGCACCGCCGCGATCAGGTTGTCCCGACGCTCATCCAGCAACGCCTCATCACTGACCGTACCCGGCGTGATGATCCGCACCACCTGCCGATCCACCGGCCCCTTGCTGGTGGCCGGATCGCCAACCTGCTCACAGATCACCACCGACTCGCCGAGCTTCACCAGTTTCGCCAGGTAACCTTCGGCGGCGTGGTAAGGAATCCCGCACATCGGAATCGCCTGGCCCGCCGACTGCCCACGGGCGGTCAAGGTGATGTCCAGCAACTTGGCGGCCTTCTTCGCGTCTTCATAGAAGATCTCGTAGAAGTCACCCATGCGGTAGAACATCAGCTGGTCAGGGTGCTGGTTCTTCAGGCGCCAGTATTGCTGCATCATCGGCGTGTGCGAGGACAGATCGGAGATAGCTTTATTCATCGGAAATCAGGAAAACTCGTTGAAAGGTGTAGGGCAAAGGAGGGGCATCGGCCCGGCTTTTCCGCGATGGGCGCAAGGTTAACATGAGCCGTCTGCCGGACGCAGGCATGAAAGGCCTGAGACCATTGCGCTTTTATTTACGTTTTATGCGCTCTCTATGCAATTCTGCATTTGTTTTCCGGAAAAAGATCAAGCACTATTCGCGTTATGCAAAAACGCAATGTTTCTTCAGTCTTAAGAGCGCTGCTCGATCAGCACGGGATCTCCCCCACGGAGCTTCACCGACGCACCGGCGTGCCTCAATCCACACTCTCGCGCATCCTCAGCGGGAAGATCGTCGATCCTTCGGATAAGCACATCTCGAAGATCGCCGAGTACTTCGCCGTGAGCACCGATCAATTGCGCGGGCGCGCGGATGTTGCGCCGGCCGCCGGTGCCGGGCGCGAGCCCCTACATTCCGAACTCAAGGATATAAGCTTGTGGGACGACGATACCCCTGTCGATGACGACGAGGTGTCGGTCCCCTTTCTTCGCGAGGTTGAATTGGCTGCTGGATCAGGAAGATTCGTCATCGAAGAAAGCGAGCGCTCCAGCTTGCGCTTCGGCAAGCGCAGTCTGCGTCATAACGGCGTGCAGTTCGACCAGGCCAAGTGCGTGACGGTGCGCGGCAACAGCATGTTGCCGGTCCTGCGCGATGGTGCCACCGTCGGCGTGAATGCCGGTAAATGCGGGATTGGCGACATCGTCGACGGCGACCTGTACGCGATCAACCATAACGGCCAACTGCGGGTGAAACAGCTTTATCGTCTACCCTCCGGTATCCGTCTGCGCAGCTTCAATCGCGATGAGCACCCGGACGAGGACTACACCTTCCAGGAAATCCAGGAAGAGCAGATCGTCATCCTCGGTCACGTCTTCTGGTGGGGCATGTACGCCCGCTAACCTAACCGTTACCCGATAAAACCCGCCACCCGGCGGGTTTTTTTTCGCCTGCGCAAAACCACCAACACCTTTGTCTGCGAGGCTTTCATGCGTCAGCGCAAAACAAATGCATAAATAAATGCATTTGCGCATTGACTGTATATGCATCCATGCATATTCTTTGTCTCAAGCCGCTCAACAAAGCGGCTCGAAACGAAGCTCTTTAGTTCCACCACAAAGGCAGCGATGAACCGGCCTCAACGGTTCAGAGGGTTGGCAACTGACCCGGGTGTGCAGCGTAAAGCACCAGAAGCAGTTATCCGGCGGGCAGGGACCGCGGTCGGAAAAACAATTTGAATGGACTCGTACCGCGCCAGTAGCGCCGAAAAGTCAGCTTCCTTTTTTGCTAACAGGATCAAAGGAAGGCGAAGGACCGCATTACTGAAAAGCCCGGTTAATCGCCGGGCTTTTTGGAATGCCTACCTACCGTCAGGCACTTCAAGAGACAAGGTTTGAAATACACACATCACTCATCAATCACCCCAGGAGGCGTGACATGACAAACGAGCAACAAGCGTTGCTGGACATGCCGATCTGGCTTGTCATCGTCCTCGCCCTGGTGGGCGGGGTGTCCGGCGAAATGTGGCGCGCCGACAAGGAAGGCGCTCGAGGCTGGGCGCTGTTGCGGCGCCTGGCGTTGCGCTCCGGGGCCTGCGTGATCTGCGGAGTCTCCGCGATCATGTTGCTGTACGCCGCTGGCGTGTCGATCTGGACCGCGTGTGCGTTTGGTTGCCTCACGGCGATGGCGGGGGCGGACGTGGCCATCGGGCTTTATGAGCGCTGGGCGGCGAAGCGGATCGGTGTCTGCGACCTCCCGCCACGTCCGGATCAACAATAAAACAACGGCGCTGATCTTTGCGTTGCAGGTGAACAGGAGGCCATTAATGTCCGTTGTCATCGAAAAACCTTCGCAGTTTGTTACTGCCATTGCCGAGGCGTTGCGCATCGCCCTTCCCGGCGTGAAGGTCGGCAGCCATCAAGACTTCGACAGCACCGACGATTCGACCCGGGTGCTGATCTCGATCGACCACGATGCGCCGGGCAACCGCGCCAATAACGGACGTATTGCCCATGTCCTGACGGTTTCGTTGCAAGTTGTGTTGCCGACGCCGGGGCCTGAAGTGTGCGACCTGGTCAGCGAGTTGAAAAACCTCGTCACCGACAATCGCTGGAAACTGCCGGCCGATCAATGCGACTTGCCGCAGAACATCGATGGCCTTCCGACCACATCCCTCAGCGGCACACGGGAATACAACGCCTGGACCGTTTTATTCACCCAGACGTTGTACCTCGGGCCATTGCTGCTCGAAGACCCGACGGGCATCCCGAAATTCGCCCGCACCTGGGAGGTGTCAAACATCGACGACCCGGATCAATACACCGCACTCGAGGACTAGCCCATGTTTGACGCGCTGTTACGCATGCAACTGGGCCCGATCATCGAGCGCTTGGCGCAGATGGAGACTGAGCTTGAAGACCTGTATCGACGCGCCGACAGCTTTTGTCGGATCGGCGTGTGTCAGGAAGTCGATGCGGCCAGCAATACCTGCAAGGTCCGCCACGGTGAATTGCTGAGCCCGGCCATCCGTTTTTTCAACCCGAGTGCCGGGGCTCAGAGCGAGTCGCGGATCCCCTCCGTCGGCGAGCAATGCCTGTTGCTGAATCACGGTGGCGGCGAGGGCGGTGGGCAGTCGGTCGCGCTGTTCGGGCTTAACGGTGACCGGTTTCCCCCGGCCTCGACACTGGCGTCGCTGACCCGTCGCCTCTATCAGGACGGCACGGAAAGCGGCTACGACGATGCCAGCCATGTCCTGCACTGGAACAACGGCCCGGCGGCTTTCAGCGGTTCTCGCGAATCCCTTGAGCTGAACATCGGCCCGGCGCGACTGGCGATGACGCCCCAGGCAATTACCTTGCAACTGGGCGCGGTCGGTTTGCTGATCGACGCTGCCGGCGTGCACCTGAGCGGCCCGGTGGTGGATCACCAAGGGCGTGTCATCAGCCCCAAATAAAGGGTTTCCCATGATCGGAATCGATAGAAACACCGGAGCCACCGTCGACGACTGGCTGCAGTTTGTGCAGCGCGCCACCCGCGCACTGACCACGCCGTTGGGCACACGCCAGAAACGACCACTGTATGGCAGCACACTCCCGCAGTTGCTGGGCCAGAACCTCGGCGACGACGTGCTGATCCTGGCCCAGAGCCATGCAGCGCAGGCGTTTTACAACAAGCAGAACGGCATCGACGATTTTGAGCCGCAAGTCATTGTGGCCAGCCGACAGGGCGCGGGGTTGCTGCTGCGCTTCGCCGGCACCTGGAAAAACCGTCAACAGACTTTCGAGGTAGTGACATGAGTATGTTGATCCCCGGCCAGAACCAGTTGGCCGAGCCGGCCATCGTCACCGTCGAAGCCTTTGAGGACTTGCTCGCCGAGTTCAAGACTTTCGTCGTTGAATACGTCGGCGCTCGTTCCCCCGAGAGCGCGACAAAGGTTGTGGTCAGCCTGGAAAACGAAAGCGAATTGCTGACCCTGGCCCTAGAAGCGTTTTGTGTGCGACTGCAAACCCACGAACGCAAATACAACGCCCGCATCAAGCAGATGCTGGCGTGGTGGGCCACCGGCAGCAACCTCGATGCACGCCTGGCGGACATGGGCCTTGAGCGTCAACTGCTGGACCCGGGCGACCCGGCGGCATTCCCGCCGATCCCTCCGGTTTTTGAAAGCGACGACGACGCCCGGTTGCGTTATTACCTGGCGCCCCACGCCCCGGCAGCGGGTTCGCGGATGCAGTATCGCCGGGAGGTTTTTACCCTCGGCGAACGGCCTGCGGTGAAGGTCGAAACCGCTGCGGCGGGCGTGGTGACCGTCACCTACACCTTCGATCCGGACGGCTATGCCGCGCAGGTCAAGGACGGCAACGGACGCCGCACTGCGCCCGGCGAGGTGATGGTCACGGTGCTGGCCCGGGAGGGCGATGGCACGCCGTCCGCAGACCTGCTCGATGGCGTTCGCCAGCATTTCGCCCGGCCTGATGTACGCCCCGAAACCGACCTGGTCACCGTGCAGGGCGCGCAAATCAAGACCTACAAAATCCGCGTCGTGGCGAAGATCAACGCCGGTCCCGATTCGGGGCTGACCAAGGTCGCCGCGCAACAGCAATTGCAGGCCTATGCCGACTCCTGTCATCGCCTGGAAGGGCGGGTGGACCCGAGCTGGATCGACTACACGCTGCACAGCGCCGGCGCGGTTCAACTGCAAATCCTTGAACCGTTGGCGCCGATTGTGACGACGGCGTTCCAGGCCCCGTATTGCACGGGTGTCGAGGTTGAGGTGGACACGTTATGAGTGACGACATACCTCGTCCAAGCCTGTTGCCAGCCAACAGTTCGCCATTGGAACGGGCACTGGATCTCGGTTTCGGCAAATTGCTTGAGCGCATTACGCCGCCGTTTCCGGAGTTGATGAACCCCGCCGAAACACCGTTGGCGTTCTTGCCTTACCTCGGTGCAGATCGGGGTGTCAGCGAGTGGAGTTCCGAAGCGCCAGAAGCTGAGAAGCGCCTGACGGTCGAACTCGCTTGGCCCACCGCACGGCAGGCCGGTACTCGAAAGGCGTTGGAAAACGCCGCCAAAGGTTTGCGGCTCCAACCCGATGTGCGGGCCTGGTACGAACAAACACCACCGGGCGCGCCTTACAGCTTTTCCGTCAGGGCTTTTTCCGAGCAGCCCTACAGCGAAGAAATCGATGCGCGTCTTGATCGACGCCTGGCGGACGCCAAAAGTGAGCGCGACACCTTAAAGGTCTCCGTCGGCCTGAGTGCCTTCGGCAATCACGTCATCGGCGCCGTCACCCTATGCGGCGAGCTGACCACGGTTTATCCGATCGTCATCGAAGGGCTCGAAGCCTCGGGCCAATTCTTTCTGGCCGCCGGGCTCTACACCGTCGAAACCTCCACTATTTATCCTCAGGGGTCCTAAATGGCCGACTACTACACCCTGCTTACCAACGCGGGGATCGCCTACGAAACTGCCTGCAAAGCGGCGGGCCTGCCGATCAAGTTGTCACAGATTTCCGTCGGTGACGGTGGTGGCAGCGTCTACAACCCGGCCGCCACGGCCACCGCACTGAAACGCGAAGTCTGGCGCGGGCCGCTCAATGCACTGTTCCAGGATGAGAAAAATCCGAGCTGGCTGCTCGCTGAAGTCACCATCCCGCCGGACGTGGGCGGCTGGTATGTGCGCGAGGCCGGGATCTGGACCGATACCGGGGTTTTGTACGCCATCGTTAAATATCCGGAGTCGTTTAAACCGGTATTGGCAACGTCGGGATCGGGGAAAGAGTTTTACATTCGCTCGATTTTCGAGACCAGTAACGCGTCGTTAGTGACGCTTCTGATCGATGACACTGTAGTCAAGGCCACCCGTGCCTGGGTCATGAGCTACCTCGCCGAAGAACTCGGCAAACTCGACGGCAAGCAATCGGTTCGCGTTGCCGCAACTGGCAACCTGGTGTTGAACGGTGCGCAACAGATTGATGGTGTCGCGGTTGTTGCCGGCGATCGCGTGTTGCTGACGACGCAGACGTTGGCCAAGGACAACGGCCTTTGGGTAGTTGCCAACGGCGCCTGGGTCCGCACGACTGACGCCAACACCAGCGCCAAGGTAACGCCGGGCCTGACGGTGATGGTTGAAGAAGGAACGGCGAATGGTGACTCGCTGTGGCACCTGACCACCAACGGTCCGATTACGTTGGACGCGACTGCGCTGACGTTTGAGATGTTGGCGGGGCGGACCGGGATTCAGCCTGGCACCTACAAGAGTTTGACCGTTGATAAGTATGGACGGGCAACCGGTGGGGCGAATCCTGAAACGCTGGCCGGATTTGGTATCAAGGACACCTATACCAAGCCTGAAATCGAGGCGCTGATTGCCAAGGCTTCGGCGTTGCCGGTGGGGGCGATTGTCGCGTTCCCGGTTGATACGCCACCGCCGGGGTTTCTTGAGCTGGATAACAGCGTCAAGAGCAGCGCGGTTTATCCCGACTTGAGCGCTTATCTGGCAGGCAAGTTCAATAAGGGGGATGAAGGGGTTGGTAACTTCCGGTTGCCGGAAACGCGTGGCGAGTTTTTGCGCGGTTGGGATCACGGGCGTGGGGTCGATGCTGGGCGTGCGCTGGGCAGTTGGCAGAAAGGCAGCTTGCAGTCCTTCGACCCGTCTAACATCGCCCAAGCCGTTTCCGGCCTCTGGCACAACGTATCATCGGACGCAGGCATAGCGGAGGCTCATGGACTAGATCCATACACCGCATTGGACTATCCCGTCAGTAACTCTGTTTTTACAGCCGGCACGACACCGGTGAACGCTGGTGCTTTAGGTGTTGCACGTCCGCGTAACATTGCGTTGATGTTGTGTATCAAAGCCTGGAACGCTCCGGTTAATCAGGGAAATATTGATATCGCCGCGCTTGCTGCTCTAGCCACCCAGGCAACGGAGATCAAGCAAGGGACAGCCAAGGTCGCAACTCAGACCGCGGTCAATTTGGGTACGGACGATTCAACAATCGTTACGCCTAAAAAGTTGCTTTGGGGCTTTCAGATACTGAAGTCCGGCATCGGCTACTGCGTATTCCCGTCGTGGCTTGGCGGATTCATTATCCAATGGGGTGTGTATAGCGTGGTTTCCACTACGGTTGACCGGGTGGTTGACTATCCGCTCACGTTTCCAACGGCTGCGTTGTCTGCCATCGCAATGAGTGACTACACCCCTGGATCGGGGGCGGTTGGATTTGTTGCAATGGGAGGGGTAACCAGGACAGGCTTCACCGTTCGGTCTTCTGCGGGCACTTCAACAAGATGGTTGGCCGTGGGCTGCTAGGGGAAAGTTATGACTAATAAATACGTTACGTTTGATCAGCACGGTTATATAAAAGAACGTCTTATTCAGGGTGTTTGCGACATTCCTGAAGGAGCGATGAAAATTGATGATGATCTATGGGCGAGGTCTGCAACGGACATAACAGGACGCTGGTGTCTGATAGATGGAGCGTTAACCAAAACTCCATTTCCTGATGTTCAGGTGGATTTTGCAGCGTTGATAGCGGCTGAGCGCTATCAACGAGAAGCGTCAGGCGTTGTTGTCGATGGTTCGACGATTGATACATCGCGAGATGGACAGGCGTTGATTGCAGGTGCAGCCGTCTCGGCCATTCTTGACTCATCTTACAAATGCTCATGGAAAACGGCTGAAGGTTTTGTTGAGTTGGATGCGCCCAGGATTATCTCTATTGCGACGGCTGTTCGTGCCCACGTACAGACTTGTTTTGACCGCGAACTGACATTACTGCGCGCAGTCGAGACGGGTACTTATCGTGACAGCATGTTGACTGAAGGCTGGCCGGATTCATCGCCGCCCGAAAAGACCTCGGTCATCACCCAGCTTCAATAAACGCCCCGCACCGTCGGGGCGTTTTCTTATCCGCTAATTAACACCCAACAGCCCCTTCCTAAAACCAAGGGGCTTTTTCGTCTCTGGAGAAACCCAAATGGCAGAACGCCAAACTTACACCGTCCTCGTCCCGTTCCCCGTCGGGCGTGGTCACTGGTCCACCGCCGGCCAGGAACTCGACCTGCTCGACGTCGAAGCCAATGCACTGCTCAGCGCCGGTCGCCTGGAACTGAAAACATCCACCCAGGCCCAACCGGCCGCTGCCAAGAAGGCTGAATAACATGGCTGAGGTTTTGAACTTCGAGCACAACGGCATTACCGTCAATGCCACTGAATCCCCCGAGGCCATGGGTGGCCTGGGCGACAACGTCATTGGCCTGGTCGGCACCGCGCCGAAAGCCGATCCGCTGATTCCGCGTAACTCCCCGTTCCGCATCAACAGCTTCACCACTCAGGCACTGCTCGATCCGACCGGCGCCGAGTCGGGCACGCTGTACCACGCGGTGTACCAGATCCTCAAAGTGGTGAAGGTGCCGGTCTACGTGGTCATCGTCGAAGAGGGCACCGCCCCGGCCGATACCATCAACAACGTGATCGGCGGCATTGAGCCGGTGACCGGTCGCAAACTCGGCCTGGCTGCACTGAGCGGCGTGCCGGAAGACCTGACCATCATTGGTGCGCCAGGTTTCACAGGTACCAAAGCGGTGGCCAGCGAATTCGCTTCGTTCGGCAAGCGCATCAAGGCCCGCGTAGTGCTCGACGGCAAGGATGCCGCGGTCGCTGATCAAGTGACTTACAGCCAGGAATTGGGCGGTGCGGACCTCGGTTTCGACCGTTGCCTGGTCGTGCACAACATGCCGGCCGTTTACTCCAAAGCGGCGAAGAAAAACGTGTTCCTCGCACCTTCCAGCCTGGCCATCGCCGCACTGGCCAAGGTCAAGCAATGGGAAAGCCCGGGCAACCAGGTGACCTATGCCGAAGACGTTTCGCGGGTCGTGGAATACAACATCCTCGACACCTCCACCGAAGGCGATCTGCTCAACCGTTATGGCATCAGCTATTACGCCCGCACCGTCCTCGGCGGCTTCTCGCTGCTGGGTAACCGCTCCGTCACCGGCAAGTTCATCAGCTACGTCGGCCTCGAAGACGCCATCAGCCGCAAGCTGGTGAAAGCCGGCCAGAAAGCCATGGCCAAGAACCTGACCAAGTCGTTCATGGATCAGGAGGTCAAGCGCATCAACGACTGGCTGCAAACCCTGGTCGCCGACGAAACCATCCCGGGCGGCAGCGTGTACCTGCACCCGGAATTGAACAGCGTCGAGAAATACAAGAACGGCACCTGGTTCATCGTCATCGACTACGGCCGCTACGCGCCGAACGAACACATGGTTTACCAACTCAACGCCCGCGATGAAATCATCGAGCAGTTCCTGGAGGATGTTCTCTAATGTTTACCAACCGCGTAAGACAGGCCATCGCGGCCACCCTGCAAGGCCTGCCGTTGTCGGCGACTGTGGAGAGTTTCGAGCCGCCGAAGATCGATTTCGCAATGGAAACGATGACGGGTGGGCGCTTTATCGGCGAGGACATGGTCAAAAGCGCATCCGTGCTGACGGCCAAGCTGGCCCTGCAAGGCATGGGCCCGGAAGTCATGCTGGCCCTGGGTGTAAAACTGGGTGACGACATCCTGCTGAACGTGCGCGAAGCCGGTCAGGATCAGGACGGCAATACCTGGTTCACCTACCACACCATTGGCGGCAAGCTGAAGTCCTTGGGCGAGTCGGTGGTCAAGATGGCTGATAAGCCGATTACCACGCTTGAATTCACCTGCCGTACTTACAACCGTCTCGAAAACGGCATCCCGGTGATCGACATCGACGTGCGCACCCAGAAGTTCATGCTCAATGGCGTCGACATCCTCGGTGACGCCCGCCGCGCCGTGTTGATGCCGTAAACACTATCCCTGTGGGAGCGAGCTTGCTCGCGATGAGGCCGGCAGATCCAACACTGTGTTGCGTGACCCTCCGCCATCGCGAGCAAGCTCGCTCCCACAAGGGGCTTTGCAATCCCTTTGATCTGCATTCACCAATCGGCATTTACGCAACACCTCCCCATGATCCACCAAGGAATTCATTTCATGTCCTGGACGCCTCCTGTTCACGTCTTGCTGTCGCCGATCACCGCCGACACTCAGGCGCAGATCGAGCAGATTCAGCTCAAACCCTTGTTCTACGCCGCGCAAAAAGAGGCCCTGGCCCATGCCGGTGATGATGAGGACGATCAGTTTTTCGAACTGGCGAAATTGGCCACCGGGCTGTCGGTCAAGGAACTCGACCAACTCAAACGCCCGGACTACGTGAGCATCGCCCAGTACGTGCACGAAATGTCGACCCGCCCGGCTTCTTACTTTCTGGAACAGGAAGGGCAGGGCGATCCATCGGCAGAACCCGATCAAGTACAACTGCTGCAACCGCTCAACGCCGGGGGCCGCAGCATGACTGCGCTGACCCTGGAAATGCCGGTGCTGCGCGCCACCAAGGCGATGAAGAAACTGAAAACCGCCAAGGAACGCGCCGAGTTCATCACCGCCCATTGCACCGGGCTGATGATCCCCGATCTGGACCTGCTGACCGTGCCCGACTGGACACAGCTTCAGATACGCATCGACGATTTTTTAAACAAACCGGCGGACTTCTTTCGGAGCGCGACATCGAAGTAATCCTCGATGTGGTGCCGCTCATTTACCCGGTAAGTGAGGCGGAAATTCTGGAATGGGACGCCGGCAAGGCATTGCGCCGCTACGACATCGCGATCACTCGCCTTGGCGTGAAACAGGAGTAGAGCGGGATGGCAGAGAGTGATTATTCGCTGCACGGTGCGGACATCAATCGCATCGAGCTGCCGCAACTGGGCAGCGCATCTGAAACGCCGGAGCTTGTCGGTTTCGAAGACCCGCTGTCGGGGCTGAACCAGGCTCTGACCACGGCCAGCCTCGATATCCGTCTGTTGGTGGCGGAGCAGGGAAAGCTTCGCGAAACCCTGGCGTCGTTGACCGGTGCACTGTCGACGCAGCAGTCGTTGCTCAAGGCGAATGCATCGGCGCCAGCGCCAGCCAGTGAGGCAAAATCAAAGCTCAAGGCTGAGGTTGACCAGCGAGCACCGCCAGAGGATTTGAGGCCTGCAATCGCGGCACAATCCGCCTTGGTCGACCTGAATCAAAAATTGCATCTGGACCCGGATGAGCTTCAGGAACTGGGCAATGACACCCAGAAGATAGCGGGTGAAAAACGTACCGCCCCCAGCGGCGCAACAGGTGTGCAGCTGTTGCAGGTCCAACAGGCGGCGGTTGATGCACGGGTTCTCAAAGACGTCGAACCGCAGGACAGGAGACAGACGCTGAGGGATCTTGCACGCGACAGCGCCATCATGGCCTCGGCGTTCAAGATCGATATCAAGGAAGCCGGAGCGCTGATGACCGGCTTGCGCACTACGTTGCACCTGGATCGAGAGAAAAGTCTTGAGTTAGGCAACGCGGCCAACCGCCTTGGCGCCAGTCCCGATTTGAAAGCGACGGCGGCAGACATCGGTTCGGTCGTACTGCGCGGCGGCGAGACAGGTCTGGCCGCCGGTATGGCGCCCGAGCAAACGGCGGCGATCGCAGCGGCCCTGCTGAGCGCTTCCGTGGGCAAAGAAGAAGCTGGCGCCTCGTTGAAAACCCTTGGTACTGCGCTCGGTAAAGGTGACAACGCCACGCCAGAGCAGCGAGCTGCCTGGGTGCAACTTGATATCGAACCCGCAGCCCTCGCCAGCAGAATGCGCAAGGATGCACCGGGGGCGATCAGCGATGTGCTGGCGGCTTTGAAGAGCAAGCCGGCCGAGCAACAGACCTTGTTGATCAAGACGCTGTTTGAGGGCGACGAGGGCATCGGCAAGTTGCTGAAGTCGCCTCAGGATCTGAAGACCGCATTGTCTGTGGCGTCCGACAAGGGTGACGGTGACAAGGACTCGATGGCGCAAACCGCCGAAGCTCGAGGGAATACCTCGCAAGCACGCTGGAATGGGTTGGATGCGAGTTGGACACGTCTTGTTACCGGGGTTGGTAACGCAATTGCTCCAGTGACTGACCTCGCGATGCTGAGCGCCGACATGGCGGTCAGTGGTGTGAGTTCGTTGGTTGAAACGTTGCCGGAAGTCACCGCCGCCGTGACCTTGCTCGGTGTTGCGGCCGCCAGTCCGCTTCGTGGCCCCATCCTGAACAAACTGGCGTCGACTGTGTCCACCACCGCCACAGAACTTTTCAAACCGGACGCTGCTATTCAGCCGCCGGGACGTGATGAAAGCGGTGGCCAGGACAAGAAAAAAGTCAGCGACGGTACGCAGGAGAAGGGTGGTAACCCGAAACAGCCGGGAGCCGCTGACGCCAAACCTCCGCGTCCTACGCTACGTAACCGACTGGTTACTTCCAATGCCAGGGCCAAGACTTTCACAGGTCGGCTAGGCGGGCCGCTGGCACTGGCCTACGCGGGTTACAACGGCGTCAAGGCACTGATGGCCGGCGATTACAAAGGGGCTGCAGGCGCTGTCGGTTCGGGTATTGGCGGAGCGGCCGGAGGTTATGCCGGCGCGGCTACCGGCGCGATGATCGGCAGCTTCGTACCGGTCCTGGGCACTGCGCTTGGCGCTGTGGTGGGTGGCCTGGTCGGTTCCTACTTCGGCGGCAAGGGCGGCGAAGCACTGGGTGAGTCCATTTACACCGGGGCTGATCGCCTCCTGTCACCGGACCAGGTCAGCAAAGACCTGACTAACGCCCAAACCAACAATCAGCAAAACACGGTGAACGCCAACATCTACATCAACGGCCTCGATTCACCCAATACCAACGAATTGGCCAACCTGGTCGTGCAACACCTTTCCAACCAGTTCGCAATGATGACAACGACCAATCAACTCGCCGTGCGACGTGACACGGCCCTGACCGATGGGGTGGCTTGATGAGGCAGCAAATGGCACTCGGTACGTTCATTTTTGGCTTGTCGAGCAACTTTGCCTACGACGGTCTGGTGCGCAAGTCGGACGGTGGCTGGGTGAAGGTGGATATTTTGACCAGCAAGCCCAAATCCAGCCAGACCGGTCAAGGCCTGCAAACCCTGACGATCACTGGCAAGGCAATGTACGCGGTGGCCATGGATCGGCTCGACGAATTGCGTGCCCTGCAGGCGCTGCGCATACCTTTGCCGTTGGTCGATGGCATTGGGCGCAACTGGGGTTTGTGGCGCATCGATGATGTGTTGGAAACCCAAAGCTGCGTGATTGATGACGGCACGGCGATGTTGATCACTTGGTCGATTACCTTGGGGGAATACGTCAATGCGTAAGGTACGAACCATCGCCGGTGACTCGGTGAATCTGTTGCTCTACCGCGAAACCGAGCGCTGTGACGACGGGGCTGAAGAAGCGCTGTGGCGCCTCAATCCGATACTGGCCGAGCAAGGCCCTGTACTGCCAGCAGGCGTCTGGGTGGTGCTGCCGGAGCTTGAAACCAGGCCCGCAGCGAAAACGCCGGCAACGGCTTGGGATTAAGGAGGCTGCATGGCAATCGGGTTTACGCCAGCGATAAAAATCTACGGGGCCAACGCGACCCTGATCAATCAGCGTCTGATCAGTTGGGAGCACATCGATACCGCCGGTATTGAGTCCGATCAACTGACGTTGGTGCTCGATCTGGAAGGTCTTGAAGGGCTGCCGAGCCTGGGTGGCAAAATCGGTTTGTGCGTGGGTTATCTGGAATCCGGGCTGGTGGATAAAGGCCAGTTTGTGGTGGCCCGGCGTACGCCGACACTGTTTCCGTTTCGCGTGTCGCTGGTGGCGACCGCCGCGCCGTTCAGTGCGGCGGACGAGAGCGGATTTCAGCAGCGCCGTTCGGCCAGTCATGGCCCGACGACCCTCGGTGCGTTGTTTCGCCAACTGACGGCCAAATACGGTTTTTCGCCGAGGGTGGATCCGTCAGTGTCGCTGATAAAGATCGCGCATATCGACCAGTCGAATGAAACCGACATGGGCTTCATCTCGCGCTTGGCGACCAAGTATGGCGCCATCGCCAAACCCTTTAATGAGCTGTATGTGCTAGCGCGGCCGGGCCAGCTCAAATCGTTGTCGGGCAAGGTATTGGCGGACGTAAGACTGTCGGTTACGCACAACAATCGCCCCGGCGACCATGCGTTCATCACCGCGACCCTTGATGATTCCGCCAAGGCCAAAACCCAGGGCTGCCAGATCAGTTGGTGGGACGCTGCAGCCGGTTTGCTGCAGATGGTTGAAACCGGGCTCGCGCCGTTCAAGACCCTGCGCCTGAATTGCCAGAACGCAGAAGAAGCGCAGGCGATTGGCGAAGGTGAAGTGCGCAAAATGGGCCGTGAAAAGCTCAAGGTGAAAATCAGCTGTCCGGGCAATCCAGACTTCTCGGCTGAAGGGCTGGTCCTGCTGGACGACACTTGGCCGGACTTTATGCGTGGGCGCTGGTCGATCGACAAAGTCACCGCCAGCGGCGACCGCACCAGCAGCTATCGCTGCATGATCGACGCGACGTGCATCGATCCCGGAGCTGAAGCCATCGTCTGATCAAACCCCACACCAATTCACAGAACCCTGTGGGAGCGAGCCTGCTCGCGAAGACGCCAGCACATTCACCAACAATGCCGCCTGACCCACCGCTTTCGCGAGCAAGCCTGCTCCCACAGTTATCTACCTGGCAATTTCAATAAAACCCTGGAGCGCCCTCATGAAGATCACTCCGATCCTCACGCAACTGCGTGCCCAATGCCCAACCCTTGCCAATCGCATCGCGGCCGGCATCGACCTCACCACCCTGCAAGCCAACACCCCACTCACAACCCCTTGCGCCTACATCGTCCCCCTCGCCGATGTCGCCAGCAAAAGCCTCGCGCAGAACCTGGCGCTGCAACCCATCCGCGACCGCTTCGAAGTGACCCTGGTGCTCGACACCACAGACGCTACAAAAGCGCTGGATCTGTTGCACGACCTGCGCGCCGAACTGTGGCGCGCGCTGGTGGGTTTCAAGCCCGGCACGGACTACGACGCCATCGAATACGACGGCGGTGAATTGCTTTCCATCAACGCCAGCCGCGCGTTGTATCGCCTGCGCTTTTTCGCCGAATTTCAGCTCGGCCGCAATCTGCCCAATCAACCGGCAGAGAGTTGGCACGAGCGTGAACTGGACGGTCTGTCGTCCTTTACCGGGGTCACGGTGCGGGTCGATGCCATCGACCCGGCCGATCCCAATCTGAAACGCCCAGGCCCCGACGGGCGCCTGGAACTGACTTTCTCTGGAGATGTAACCCCATGAGCAAACGCATCACCGTGCTGCCGGCCCCAGGCCGTGTCGTGCCGGACCCGGAAGCGGGCGATCTGTTGCCCCTCGAGGGCCGTGAAGTGCCGGATAACGCCTGGTGGCGTCGACGTCTGGCCGATGGCGATATCACTACCAAAGCCGTGAAAGCGGCCAAACCACAGGGAGCCAAATAATGGCGATCGGATTCAGTAACATCCCCGCGGACATTCGTGTTCCGCTGTTCTACGCCGAGATGGACAACTCGGCCGCCAATAGCGCGTCGTCGGCCATGCGCCGGTTGATCGTCGCTCAGGTCAACGACAACATCGCTCCGGCCGACGTCGGCAAACTGGTGCTGGTGTCCAGCGTCGCGCTGGCCAAAAGCATCGGCGGCCAAGGCTCGATGCTCGCCTCGATGTACGAAACCTGGCGCAAGACCGACCCGATCGGCGAGATCTGGTGCCTGCCGCTGCACAACACCACTGGCAGCATCGCCAAAGGTGTGGTGACCCTGACGGGCGCAGCGACCCAGAGCGGCGTGCTTAACCTGTACGTCGGCGGTGTTCGTGTTCAAGCGTCCGTCGTCAGCGGTTTCACGGCGGCCCAAGCGGCCAGCGCACTGGCGCTGAAAATCAACGCTTCTGCCGATCTGCCGGTGTCCGCGGTTGCGGCCGAAGGCGTCGTGACCCTGAGCGCCAAATGGACCGGCGACAGCGGCAACGACATCAGCCTGCAATTCAATCGCCTGGGCAAGAGCAACGGCGAAGAGACCCCGGCCGGCCTGACCTCGGCTGTGACCGCCATGACTGGCGGCGTCGGTGTACCGGATCAAGTGGCTGCCGTTGCGGCATTGGGTGATGAACCGTTCGAGTTCATCTGCATGCCGTTCTCGGACCTGAGCACCCTCAACACCTGGCAAGCCGTCATGGATGACAGCACCGGTCGTTGGTCGTGGGCCAAGCAATTGTTCGGTCACGTCTACAGCGCCAAGCGCGGCACCATCGGCACGTTGGTTGCCGCTGGCCAGGCGCGCAACGATCAGCACATGACCATCCAGGCGCTGGAACCGGGTGTGCCGCAACCGTTCTGGGTCCAGGCCGCTGCACTGGCCGCGCGCACTTCGGTGTTCATCTCGGCTGACGCCAGCCGCCCGACCCAAAGCGGCAGCCTGCCTGGTCTCGACCCGGCGCCGGCCAGCGAACGCTTCACCCTGACCGAGCGTCAGTCGCTGCTTAACTACGGTATCGCCACCGCGTACTACGAAGGCGGTTACGTGCGCATTCAGCGTTCGATCACCACCTATCAAAAGAACGCTTATGGTCAGGCTGACAACTCCTACCTGGACAGCGAAACCATGCACCAGTCGGCGTTCATCGTGCGTCGCCTGCAAAGCGTGATCACCAGCAAGTACGGTCGCCACAAGTTGGCCTCCGACGGCACCCGTTTCGGCGCCGGCCAGCCGATCGTCACCCCGAGCACCATTCGCGGTGAGCTGATTGCCCAGTACGCCAAGCTCGAACTGGAAGGCCACGTGGAAAACGCCGAGCTGTTCGCCGAGCACCTGATCGTCGAGCGCGACGTGCAGGACCCGAGCCGAGTCAACGTGCTGTTCCCGCCGGATTACATCAACGGCCTGCGTGTGTTCGCACTGCTCAACCAATTCCGTCTGCAGTACGACGACGCCGCTTAAAAGCCTGCTCCTTGAATGTAAGGAACGTGTGATTTCAGCCCACTTTGCGTGGGCTTTTTATTTGAAGGGAGAAACACCATGGGTCAACTGATTGCGGGCACCTGCTACGTCAAAGTGGACGGCGCTCAACTGACCATCAATGGCGGCTGCGAAGCACCACTGATGTCCACCAAACGCGAAACCGTCGTGCCGGGTTTCTACAAGGAAACCGACATCGCACCGTCGTTCAAAGTGACGGCGCTGCACACCCCGGACTTCCCGCTCAAGCAACTGGTGGCGGGCGTGGACATGACCGTCACCTGCGAATTCAGCAACGGCAAAGTCTATGTGCTGGCCGGCGCTTACCTGGTCGATGAGCCGGCGTCCAAGGGGGACGACGCCTCGATCTCGCTGGTCTTCAACGGTGTGAAGGGGACCTGGCAATGAGCGGCGCCGTGAAGCTTCAGGTTGCGATCGAAGCCCACGGCGAGCCTCTGACCGAACTCAACCTGCGCCGTCCGACGGTGCAGGAAGTGCGGGCGATCAAGGCGCTGCCGTACAAGATCGACAAAAGCGAAGAAGTGAGCCTGGACATGGACGTCGCGGCCAAATACATCGCGGTGTGCGCCGGCATTCCACCGTCGTCGGTCAACCAGTTGGACCTGGCTGACCTCAACGCGCTGAGCTGGGCCGTCGCGAGTTTTTTCATGAGTGCGGCGTCGGAGCCATCACCGACCTGATCGCAGTCGCCTATGACCTGGCCTGGTTCTGGAAGGTTGACCCCGAACAGATGATGGCCAGGCCACTGGATGTGCTCCGCGAATCCCTGGAGCACGCGCAACGGATCAATGCGATGCAGCAGGTGCAGTGATGGCAGATGAAGACACGATAAAAAAATCGGTGCTGTTGACCGGCATCGACGACCTGTCCCCCAAGCTCAAAGCCCTTGTTTCAAAGGTCGACAGCTTTAAACAGAATCTTGAACAGGCCGGCCTCGGCAAACTGGATATCAGCGGCCTGTTCAAGGGCGGTAGCGTGATCACGCCGTTCGTGGACGGGATCAAGGCGTCCGATGCGTTCAAGGGGAAATTGGCCGAGGTCAGTGAGGCTGCCAAAGGCGTTGATTTGCCGAGCGCGCCGGTAACCGCGACGCAAACCATGAACGTGTTCAGTCAGTCAATGAGCACGGTTTCCTCCGCGATTGATGCGGCGTTGTTGCCGGCGGTCGCGACCCTGGTGGTCGGCCTTGAACCAATGCTTAACAGCGTGGGAACACTGCTCAATGACAACCCGAAACTGGTTGAAGGGCTGGCGGCCGGTGCCATCGCGTTCTCGGCGATTCAAACCGCAGTAACGGGCGCAACCCAGGTGTTTGACGTGATGAGTCTGGTGATGAAGGCCAACCCCATCATGCTGATCGCCACGGGCATTGCCTTGGCCGCCGGGTTAATCGTAGCCAACTGGAAACCGATCTCGACGTTTTTTGCCGGGCTCTGGCAAAAGATTGCGCCTGTAGTGATGCCGATGGTCGAGTTCTTCAAGACGATGTTCAGCTTCACGCCCATCGGGCAGTTGATCAGCAATTGGGGGCCCGTTACCGCGTTCTTCTCCTCGCTGTGGAAAGGCATCGAGGCTGTAGCGGGGCCCGCGATCGAGCTTTATAAACTCTGGTTTGCCTGGCAACCCCAAGGGCTGATCCTCAGTAATTGGGGGCCAATCAGCTCGATCATTGGGGCGATTTTCGGGCGCCTGAAAGACAACGTGACCTCGGCGTTTACCTTCATCAAGGCGTGCTTCGACTGGACGCCGCAGGGCATGATTCTGAATAACTGGGGGCCGATAACAGGGCTGTTTGCCGCCATTTTTGACTTGCTGGTCGCACTGGTCGTGCCGGTGAAAGATGCGCTTCGCACTCTGTTCAACGACTACTTGCCGATGGATAAGATTGCGGAGCTCTGGGGCGGTGTTCCTGAGTTCTTTGCCGGGATGGAGGAGAGCATTCGGGAGAAGATGGTGGCGCTGGCGGCTGTCTTCGGCATCCCGTTTACTGGTTCGCCCCTGGACCTTTTCACGCAGAACTGGTCACCATTGACCAGCGTCGTCAGCGAATGGGCGGACAAGATTCAGACCCTTATGGCGCCGATCAGGGAGATGTTTGGCGGTAGCTTCGGTGGCTTTATCACTAAGGTGACCGGCAAGATCGAAGGCCTGGCTAATGACCAGAAAAAGACCAACGCCGAAGGCAAAGGTGAATTTGCGCCCGCGTTCTTTGGGGCCAGCACCGAGCCGTCCGCAAACGCATTGGCGGTGCCCGACAATTCGCCGCAAAAACCTTCAATGCAAGCCGGCTCCCTGACGCAAAACTCCAGCGCGCTGATCCAGCAAACCGCTGCCAACAACCGCACGCAACTCGAAGGCGGCCTGACCGTACGCTTCGAAAATGCGCCGGCCGGACTGCGCACCGATCAGCCGCAAACCAATCAACCGGCGCTGGCGCTCAACTCGCGCATCGGCTACCGCTCACTTTCCCTGGGAGGCTCCAATGAGCTGGCGTGACCGTTTATTGCCGGCGTCCTTTCGAGGTGTCGGTTTCTGGGTCGATCAGGCGAAAACCCCGGTCGGCAAAAAGGGTCAGTTGCACGAGTATCCGCAGCGCGACTTGCCGTTTTACGAGAACCTTGGCCAGCAGGCAAAGATTCACGATCTGACGGCGTTTATCGTCGGTGCCGATTGTCTGGAGCAGCGCGACAAGCTGCTCAAGGCGTTGGAGCAGGGCAGTGGTGAACTGGTCCATCCGTGGCTGGGACGTTTGCAGGTCAAGGTCGGCGAATGCGACATGACCCACACCCGCCAGGACGGCGGGCTGGTGACCTTTGCGCTGAAGTTTTACCCCGATGAACCGCTGCCGTTTCCGACGGCGACGGTCAGTACGCAGAAAGTGTTGCTGGTGTCGGCGGACAGTTTTTTAGGTTCGGCGGTGGCACGCTTCGAAGACGCGATGACCTTGATCAAGGCCGCGCGGATCGGCATTGCCGACCTGCGCAACAGCATCAAGGACATCTACGGCGTCATCCAGCAACAGTTGCAGCCGCTGATTGATCAATACAAGCAGATCAGTGAGCTGGTGAAAGCGGTCAAGGAATTGCCCAAGGAAGTGGCGGCTGAATTCAAGGGCTTGATCGGCGACATCAAGGAGCTCAAGGACTTTGCCCGTGACGGTTATCGTGGCGTGATTGCCAACGTCTCCCAGCAGGTCGAAGCCATCCGCAAGGCTGACGCGCCGAAGATCACCACCGGCAAGGACACCACCGCCGCGGCCCAGGCCCTGGCCAATCTGGTGCAGGACACGTTGCTGGTGCAGGCCGCCCAATGGGTCGCCGCGATGCCAGTGGCCTCCAAGGTGGTCAAGCTCGGGTCCACGCCGTCGCTGGAGCAACAAGCCGAACAACCGGTGCAGCGTCAAGCCGTGCCGGTGGCCGATGATGTGCTGGCGTTGCGCGCAGCCCTCAATGAGGCGATCCAGCAAGCGTCGAACAAGGCGGATCCAGCGCACTATCAGGCCATGACCGACCTGCGGCATAAGCTCAATGCGCATCTCACGGCCGTTGCATCGTCGGGTGTCCGGCTGGTCAGCAAGTCGTTCCAGGAGAGTTTTCCGGCCTTGGTCGTCGCCTACAAACAGTTGGGCGATGCGACGCGGGTGGAGGAAGTGATCCAGCGCAACGGCGTGGTCCATCCGGGTTTCACCCCGCCGAATGACCTGAAACTCTCGGGGGAGTAAGCCATGAGTGAACTGGATAACAAGGTCACCATGACCGTTGACGGCCTCGAATATGGTGGCTGGAAAAGCGTGCAGATCACGGCCGATCTGGAGCGTCAGTTCCGCACCTTCAAACTCGATATCACCTGGCAATGGCCAGGGCAAACTCTGGTGCGACGGATTCAACCCGGCGCGCCATGCGAAGTGCGGATCGGCAACGACCTGGTGCTGACCGGGTATGTGTTCAAGGCGCCGATCAGTTATGACGGGCGACAAATCAGCCTGAGCGTCGAAGGCAGTTCGAAAACCCAGGACCTGGTGGATTGTGCGGCGACCAATCGTCCTAACCAATGGCATCAGCAATCATTGCTGAGCATCGTTGAGGCGCTGGCGTCGTCGTATTCGATCTACGTGGCCAGTGAAATTGCGGAAACCGCCCGGCTCGGCAGTCACACCATCGTGCCGGGGGAAACGGTGTTCCAGTCCATCGACCGCTTGCTCACGTTATTCCGGGTGTTTTCCACCGATGATGCCCAGGGCCGGGTGGTCCTGGCCCGACCGGGCAGCGGTGGGCGCGCCAGCGATGTGCTGGAACTGGGCAAGAACATTCTCTCGGCCAACGCGCCGATGGATTACAGCCAGGTGTTCTCCGAATACCGGGTCATTGGCCAGCAGAAAGGCAATGACCAGAAGAGCGGGGCGGCGGTCAGCGAGGTCGAGGCGGTGTCCGCCGATCTGGGCTTCAAGCGCAAGCGGGTTACGGTGATCAATGAAGGCGCGCAGATTACCTCCGAGCTGGCGCTGCAAAGGGCCAACTGGGAAGCCGCCACCCGCGTCGGCAAAGCCTTGACCACCACTTACCAGGTGCAAGGCTGGCGCCAGGCCAATGGCGATTTGTGGCGCCACAACACGCTGGTCAAGGTCAAGGACCCGGTGCTGGAAGTGGACGGCGACATGCTGATTTCCAAAGTCACTTACTCGCTTTCGGCGCAGGGCTCCGTCACCACCTTGCAAGTCGCGCCGCCGCATACCTTCGACGCCAATCCGACGCCGCCCAAGAAGACCTGAGGCGGCGCGCTCACACGCCCGATCTTTGAAGGAAACCCAATGAGCCTACTGACACGCCTCCTGGCGCGCGGCACTGTCGTGCTCGCCAACTCGGCCACCAAGCTGCAATCGCTGCAAATGCGCCTCACCGCCGGTGAAGTGAACGACGACATGGAACACTTCGAACCCTACGGCTTCACCAGCAATCCGCTGGCCGGCGCCGAAGGTATCGCCACATTTCTGGGCGGTGACCGCTCCCACGCCATCGTCCTGGTGGTCGCCGACCGCCGCTATCGCCTTAAGGCGTTGGCCCAGGGCGAAGTGGCGATCTACACCGACGAAGGCGACAAGATCCACTTCAAGCGCGGTCGGATCATCGATATCCAGACCGCGACACTGAACATCCGCGCCAGCAGCGCCGTGAACATCGACACCCCGACCCTGACCCAGACCGGCAAGATCGTCTCCCAGGGCGACCAGGTCGCGGGCGGCATCAGCCAGATCAAACACGTGCACGTCGGCGTGCAGGCGGGCAGTGGCCAGACCGGTGTGCCGGCGGGAGGCCAGTGATGCTCATCAGCCAGAACCTCCACGCCGCGCTGACCCGTTCGGTGCTGATCAGCCTGTTCACCTGGCGCCGTGCCGCCGATGACGATGCCCTCGATGATGAGGAACGCTTCGGCTGGTGGGGCGACACCTTTCCCACCGTCGCCGACGACCGCATCGGCTCGCGGCTGTGGCTGCTGCGTCGGGTCAAGCTGACCCGGCAAACGCAAATGGACGCTGAGTTCTATGCCCGCGAAGCCCTGCAATGGCTGATCGACGACGGCCATTGCAGCGCCATCGACATCATCAGCGAACGCCTCGACGCCCAGCGCCTGAACCTGCGCACGGTCCTGACCCTGGCCGATGGCGAGCGCCTGGACATCAACCCTGATAACAGTTGGCAGGTGATCTATGCCGTTTGAAACCCCTTCGCTGCCGGTGCTGATCAAACGCACCCAAAGCGACCTGGCCAGCGATTCGCTGCGCCAGTCCGATGCGCAAGTGCTGGCCCGTACCCTCGGTGGCGCCGCCTATGGTTTGTATGGCTACCTCGACTGGATCGCCGAGCAGATCCTCCCGGACAAGGCCGACGAATCGACCCTGGAACGCATCGCCGCCCTGCGTCTGAACCAGCCGCGAAAAGCCGCGCAAGCCGCCAGCGGCAGCGTCAGCTTTACCGCCAGCGCGGGTGCCGTGCTGGATGTCGATACGCTGCTGCAATCGAGCGACGGTCGCACCTACAAAGTGACCGCGTCGCGCACCACCAGCAATGGCCTCAACAGCACCACCATCGCCGCGCTCGACGCCGGCAGCCTGGGCAATGCCGATGCCGGCATGACGCTGATCCCGGTCCAACCGATCCTGGGCATTGTCGGCAACAGCTTCACGGTGCTGGCGCCGGGGCTGATCGGCGGGGTTGCCCGGGAAAGCCTGGAATCCCTGCGCTCCCGGGTGATCAGTTCCTACCGCATCATCCCCCACGGCGGCTCGACGCAAGACTATGAAACCTGGGCGCTTGAATGCCCTGGTGTGACCCGGGCCTGGTGTCGCAGCCCCTACGAGAAGCTGGGCATCGTTAACGTGTACATCATGCGTGACGACGATCCGCAACCGGTGCCGAATGCTGCGCAACTGGCCGCTGTCCAGGCCTACATCGAACCGTTGCGACCAGTCACGGCTGAGATGCATGTGCTGCCGCCCGTTCAAGTGCCGGTCACCTACAAATTGACCCTGACCCCCGACACCACCGCTGTGCGCGCTGCGGTCGAAGCGCAATTGCGTGATTTGCATAACCGCGAAGCCGGTCTCGGCGACACCTTGCTGATCAGCCATATCCGCGAAGCGATCAGCAGCGCCACGGGCGAAAGTGACCACACGTTGTCCGCGCCCACCGTCAATGTCGACGCCGACATTAACCAACTGCTGACGTTCGGAGGCTGCATATGGGGGGGCTGAGAACCGCCGCGCAATACCACGCGCAACTGCGCAGCCTACTACCGAGCGGCCCGGCCTGGGACCCCGAGCGAGTACCGGAACTGGAAGAGGTGCTGGACGGCATCGCCCAGGAACTGGCCCGCCTCGACGCCCGCGCCGCCGACCTGCTCAACGAAATGGACCCGGCCGGCGTCAGCGAATTGGTGCCGGATTGGGAGCGGGTGATGAACCTGCCCGACCCATGCCTGGGCGCCACGCCGTTGTTCGACGACCGACGTCTGGCCGTGCGCCGCCGGCTGTTGGCAGTGGGCAGCCAGGCCATCAGTTACTACGTGGAAATCGCCCGCACCCAAGGTTATCCGAACGCCACCATCACCGAACTCGAAGCCCCGCGAATGGGCCGCTCACGGTTTGGCGCGGCGCACTTCGGCACCTGGCAGGCGCAGTTCATGTGGACGCTGAACACCGGCGGCCGCTTGCTGCTGGGACGGCGCTTTGGGGCGAGTTATTGGGGTGAGCGGTTTGGCATGAACCCGGGCTCGGCCCTGGAATGCCTGATCCATCGCAGCGCCCCGGCGCACACCAAGGTGCATATCAATTATGACTAGGGAGTAGAGGGATGGATTATCCGAAAAGTGTGCCCAGCGCTGGGTTGGTCAATGGGAAGTTTGTGGATGAGAACCCGTTGATGGGCACGCCGGGGTCGTTGATTCCGGCGAGCTGGGGCAATGGGGTCACGAGTGAAATTCTTGAAGTGATTACCGCTGCCGGCCTGACACCGAGTGAGTCCAATCTGACTCAGCTTTTGGGAGCAATTCGTAGTGTCAGTCGCTCGTCTGCGGGGCTCGGCATCCAGCGCTTCACTGCAAATGGCAGTTTCACTGTCCCCGCAGGTGTTACGAAGATTTGGCTCAGCGGTTGTGCCGGCGGTGGCGGTGGAGGTGCTTGTCCTGGCGGCACCAGCGCCATTGCTTCAGGAGGTGGCGGCGGTGGTGCCGGTCAACCGATCATCAAACTATTGGTAGCGGTGACGCCTGGTCAGGTGATCCCTATCGTCATCGGCGCTGCGGGAATGGGAGCAACCGCTGGAGTGGCGGCAACGGCGGGCGGCAATACGCTCGTGGGGGCATCAGGGGCTCTGCTTGTGTTGTCCGGCGGCAGTGCAGGCATTGTAGGTGTCAACGCCTCCGGGTTTGTTCCGGGCCCCACTGGAGGGCAGGGCTTTCCTGCCGGCGGTGATGCGACAGACACCGTCGCCAATGTAGCCGCCGGGTACGGGGGATTTGGGGCAAGTGGACCTTTCGGCTCTGGCGGAAGTTCTGCCCGTTCCGGCACGAGTTCAGGGTATGCCGGCAAACCGGCGTATGGTTTCGGCGCTGGCGGCGGTGGTGCGGGAGGCTACTACATTTCGGGTGCAGGCCTGGCCCAGCCAGGTGGTCAGGGAACGCCCGGCCTTATGATCGTCGAATGGTGAAAACATGACAAAACAAGTGCTTTATTGCCGTCACTCAGGTGTGGTCATTGAATGGCAAGACACCGAATTGTTCGCCTATGCAGCGCCCGCGACTGATGCGGCCGTTTTGCAAATTACCGCTGAGCAATGGGTCAGGAAGGAGTTACCGCACCTGGTTTTCAAGGGCGAGCTGACGAACGTCGTAGTACCGCAGCCCTCCCCAAGGCATTGCTGGGACGGTAGTCAGTGGGTATTGGATCTCGCCGATGCGCTGGCGTTGAATGATCTGAACGTTGATCAGCTTTGTGCTCGGGTGGACGAGGCGGCTGACAATGCTCGTCAGATGATCGCTGGCGACCCGCTGCGTGCGATGGAGTACGCCCAAGCCGCCGCTGACGCCCGGGCTTTTATGGAAGAGGGCTATCCGAAAAAAGAAGTACCGCTGTCGGTAGCGGCGTGGGTTGTAAAAGGCCGGACCGCCAAACAGGCTGCCGATCAGATTGTCGCCAAGGCCGCTCAATTCAACGAAAGCCTGCTGACACTTCGAACCCTTCGATTGAAGGCTAAAGCGCAAATCAAAGCTCATATCGCCAAAGGCAAAACAGATCTGGCTAACCAAGTTAGCGAAGAAGCCATTGCGGCGATCCGTAACGTGGTGGGCGAGTTGGTTAGCTAGTTCATTTGAAGTACCCGCTATATCCAACGCCCACTCACCCGTGGGCATTTTTTTTATTCGAACATGAGCTATGTGGCCGTTGTGCCAATGGTCTTGCAGGGCTTTTATTACAGGGAGCAGAACGATGGATTATCCAAAAAGCATCCCCAGTATCGGACTGGTGAATGGGCGGTTTGTCGATGAAGACCCAGTGGCCGGTACGCCTGGATCGTTGATTCCGGCGGTGTGGGGAAATTCGGTTACGCAAGAGATTTTGAGTGTGGTTGCTGGCGCTGGAATGGCGCCATCGGAGGGAGACAACGGCCAGTTGCTGAAGGCGATCCAGGCGATTATTGGTGTGACCAGCCCGATGCGTTCGGTGATTACCCGGCTGGCGGCATCGAAGATGCTGGCGCCAGAAGAGCTCGGTTTGGTGTTGATTGATGCAAGTCCCACTGCCGCCATCGTTACCCTGCCAGCGGCCAACACCGGTTTGGGGGTTCGTGATGTGATCGTGCGACGGGTGGATAACACGGGTCATCGGTTGGTCGTTCGCTGTTCGGAAACCGATTCCATCAAGTTTCACACCCATCTGAGTGCTGGTGGCTATCCGTTTTTGGTGTTGATGGGTGCGGGCGATTGGTGGCACCTGCGCAGTGATGCCTCGGGTAACTGGTGGCCTGTTGGGCGGTATGACGGTACGGCGCTGGGACGGGCAGTTTTTGAGACCTCTACGACGGTGATGCCGGGTGGATATGGTGCGCTCAATGGATCGCTGCTCAATCGTACCGAGTGGCCGTGGCTTTGGGATCACGCTCAACAATCAGACATGTTGCGCTCCGAAGCCGACCGGGGTGGCGCGTGGACAACAGGAGATGGTTCGACGACCTTCCGAACGCCCGAAGCCCGAGGCGAGTTTCTCCGTTTACTTGCCGAGGGACGTGATGTCGATCCGGGGCGCACGCCGGGATCGTGGCAAAAGGGCTCCTTGGTGCAAGGCGATAACGGTGCCGGTGACAATATTCTGTTTGCATCGCATATCAATACCCAAAGAACGTTGTTGGGGCTTGATGGGGCTGTTTATACCGACTACTCGGGGGCAAGCGTCAGATACATCGCATCGCCACCTCCTGTTATGCAACTGCCCGAGTCCGAGTTGATCAACCACGGTGGCGTTACACGTCCTCGCAACATCGCCTATCCCGGCCGTATCAAACTTATCTGAGGTGTCCATGTTTAATTATTTGATTGATAGCGCGGGCGCCTTGTTGGGGCCGGTAGAGTTTTTCGTTACGCCAGGAATCGGTATTCAGCTGCCCAGTAACGCTGTTGAACTTTCCTATGAATTGCCGACCCCGGAACAGGGTCGGACATGGGCGTTGGTCAACAATGTTCCGCGGGAAGTGATTGACCGACGCGGCCTGGTTTATCGCAAAGAGGGTGGTGCGCAGCAGATCTGGAGTGAGCTTGGAGAGTTGCCGGAAAGTTTTACGGCTGAGCCATGGCCGGGTGATTACTACGTTTGGGCGGATAACGCCTGGAAACTTGACGAGGCGGCTCGGTTGTCCGATCTCAAAAATAAAGTCTTGGCCAAGCGCGATGTTTTGCTGCGCGAAGCTGTTCTGCGTATTGCGCCACTTCAATACGCCGAAGACATCGGTGACGCCGCGCATGATGAGCAACTGGCATTGATGGAGTGGAAGCTCTACAGCGTTGAACTCAATCGCATGGAACAACAAGTAGGTTTTCCAAGCGAAATCAATTGGCCGGTCGTTCCTGGTTCCTCCGCGAAACAGTAGACATTCGGTATCGCCTGGTACGGAGAAGCAAAAGTGGATTATCCAAAAAGCATTCCCAGTGTTGGCCTGGTCAACGGCTGGTTTGTTGATGAAAACCCTATCGTCGGTACTCCGGGGTCGCTGATTCCCGCGGTCTGGGGCAACAGCGTTACGCAAGAGATTTTGAGCGTGATCAAGGCGGCCGGGCTAACCCCCGACGAGGCGAAGACCGACCAATTGGCGATGGCCATTGGCGCCTTGGTCGACTTCACCAAAATGAAAAACACTCCGACCACTTTAAGTGGGTATGGGATCACCGATGCAACGGGGCGGCTACTGGCGGTAAAGCAGTTCGAGACGGTAGGCATTACTTTTTATCGTCCCAATCCCAAGGCCAAACGGATTCGCGTGCGGTTGGTTGGTGCTGGTGGTTCCGGAGGTGGTTGCGCGCCTGTCGCGGCGAATTATCAGGCTTTGGGCAGTGGCGGTGGTTCGGGCGCGTATGCCGAGAGCCTCTATGACGTAACGCCGGAAATACTGGCTGGGGTGCCTGTTTCGCTGGGTGCTGGTGGCAGTGCCCGCAACACGACTGGCCTGGCGGGGGGCGGTGCTTCCTTCGGGTCTTACATGAGTGTTGCGGGAGGTTCGGGCGGAGAAGTCCAGTTATTTTCGGTGACAGCAACTTCGTCTGCTTTTATCCAGGGGGGTAATGGTGGGCAAGCTGTCACGGGAGGGAACCTTTCCAGCGCTCGTGGCATAGCCGGACGCTACGGGATGAGTAATGCAAACTGGGGCACTCGCTCTGGTGAGGGTGCCGCTAGCCCATTCGATGGCGGAGGCCCCGCATCAGGTGTGAACGGCAATGGGTATCCAGGAGTGCGAGGATCGGGTGGTGGCGGTTCCTGTTCCAGCAGTACTTCTGCTTCCATTCTCGGCGGGGCTGGCGGTAATGCCTTTTGTGAAATATGGGAGTACGAGTAATGGCTATTTATGCTCGGGTAGAAGACGGCGTTGCGGTTGAACTGATTGATACCGGCGATTATGCGATCACCCAACTCTTTGCACCGTCTTTTATAACGTCAATGGTTCGTGTGCCTGACGGTGTTGTCGTTGAATTGGGGGCGCCGATTGGCAGTGGCAGTCAGACAACTGCGCCTCTACCAAAAGTGGAGAGTGCGCCAGCTATCGACACACTCAATGACATCACTGACGAATCTGTTGGTTTGGTACGTGAATGGCGCCAATCCATTCTTTCGAACAGCCAATGGCTGCTGAACCGGCATCGCGATGAGCAGGAACTTGGTCGTGTGACGAGTCTCACTGCGAAAGAGTACCTGGAGCTGCTGGAGTACCGACAAGCGCTGCGCGATTGGCCGGCCTGCGCAAATTATCCAACAGCTGTATCCCGGCCACAGGCTCCAGACTGTTTGGCAGACGCTTTTGACGCGGATTCCAACTATTAACTGAAAGGACATGGACGATGGATTATCCCAAAAGCGTACCCAGCGCGGGTTTGGTCAATGGAAAGTTCGCAGATGAAAACCCACTGACCGGTGTGCCAGGATCTTTGATTCCGGCCAGTTGGGGCAACGGCGTTACTCAGGAGATTCTGGGGGTTATCAACAGTGCGGGCTCTTCCGCGGATGAAAGTGATAACGGTCAATTGAACGCGGCGATCAATACACTGATTACCAAAAAGCAAAATGAAAGTCTGGCGACTCAAGAAGAAGCCGAGTCAGGTGTCAATGCAACTAAGTTGATGACACCACTGCGGGTGTTTCAAGCGATTGCAAAGAAGGTGCTACAGGCGACAGAGTCCATTGTAGGCACTGCAAAAATTGCCTCTCAGGCCGAAGTCAATGCGGGTGTTAGTGATGCGTCTATCGTGACACCGAAAAAACTCAGACTTGGGTTTATGGTCAGGCTGGGAATTTCTGGCTACATCGTTTTTCCTTCCTGGATGGGCGGGTTGATCCTTCAATGGATCAGCGGCACCGCGAGTCAGGCCGCCAATAGCGGTTATGGCGACATCAACTATTGGCCATTGGCGTTTCCCAATGCGTTGTTTCTTGCGGTCGTCACTCATGAGGGCACGGCGTCAGGAACGTCTATGACGTGGAACAACGCGTCAGTGAGTCGGCTTTCAGGTCTTAACGTGCGTTGCCCGGATTGGCCCTCCGGCTCCATTGCCGCCCGTGTTATCGGAATAGGGTACTGAATATGTATTATTTTTCTCCGACTACTTCTGGTTTTTATCATTCAGAATTGCACGGTGCCAATATCCCTTCGGATGCCTTTGGAATCAGTGATGGTGAATATTGCGCACTGGTGTCAAATGCTCCCAAAGGAACGGTTCTTTCCTTAAACAGCAACGGACGTCCGGAACGGTTTGTAATGGCCGTACAAACCAATGAATCCATTGAAAGGGTCTGGCGAAACAAGACGCTTGAGCTGACTCAATGGTTGGTCGTCCGCGATGGTGAAGAGTTGGAAATGGGCGAAGGCACCACACTGAGTTCTGTGGAGTTCAAAGAGTTGCTGGTTTATCGGCAAAGTCTCCGGGAATGGCCTTCAGCAGAAAATTTCCCTGAAGTGGACTATCGCCCTGTCGAACCGCAATGGCTTGAAGATGCACTTCTGAAAAGTCACTAACCCTCCTTTAACGCTAAGAGTGGATAGATGGAAATGTCTGTCACGAATGACCAACTAATAAGCATCATGCCCAACGCCCGCTCCCAAGCGGGCGTTTTCATTTCCCCCCTCAACACCGCCATGACCCGCCGCAACATCAACACCCCCAAACGCATCGCCGCGTTCCTCGCGCAAGTTGGCCATGAATCGGGCCAATTGCAGTACGTGCGCGAACTGGGCAACAACCAATACCTGAGCAAATACGACACCGGCACTCTGGCCCTGCGTTTGGGTAACACGCCAGAAGCCGATGGCGACGGCCAGAAGTACCGAGGCCGGGGCTTGATTCAGATCACCGGTCACACCAACTACCAACAATGCAGCCTCGGTCTGTTCGGCGATGAACGTCTGTTGTCTCTGCCCGAACTGCTGGAACAACCGCAATGGGCTGCTGAATCGGCCGCGTGGTTCTGGGAGCTGAACGGTCTGAATGAATTGGCCGACCGCGACCAGTTCAACACCATCACTCGCCGGATCAACGGCGGCTTGAACGGCCTCGAGGATCGTTTGCAACTCTGGGCGCGGGCGAGGGCGGTGCTATGTCAGCCTTCGGCCTGATCCCCTGGCGGGTGATGGGCGTCGTTGTGCTGGCCGGGTTTGCGGCAGTGCTGGCCTGGCAGGTTCAGGATTGGCGCTATGGCGGGCAACTGGCGGAACAGGCCCGGTTGCAGGGCGAGACGCAGAATCAGCTGACCCTGACCGCCGCCACGCAACAACAGGCCGAGCAAGACAAGCGCCTGGCCCTGGAGCAACGGTTGTCGGCCAGTGAACAAACCCATTATCGAGCGCTAAGCGATGCCCAACGTGATCAAGGTCGCCTGCGCGATCGTCTTGCCACTGCTGATGTGCGCCTGTCAGTCCTCCTCGATGCCCATGACGTTGCCGCCACCTGTGCAATGCCAGCCGCCGCCGGCACCGGCGGCGTGGATCATGGCGCCCCAAGAGCCCGACTTGACCCGGCGCATGCTCAACGAATTATCGCCATCACCGACGCCGGTGATCGCGGATTGATTGCCTTGCAGGCTTGTCAGGCCTATATCAAGGCCATCGTTCGCTAACATTTTGATCGGTTCTGTATCTTGCAAGCGCGATGTGCTCGTGTACGGTGGTTCCATTCAGCCCGATCAGGAGAGGACC